GAAGGGCTGAGTCCAGGACTACCTGCACCTGGCGAAAATAATATATGATACATTTCCCTACTTAAATACTTTGCACTTGCATGAATCGCAGTCTTAACTGCAGTATAGTCAAAAAGTCTAACTCCTGGATGATCGCTATCTGTGAGTATTTGAGCAAGTTCCTTTAAAGTAGAATAATTAGGAATTGTATATTCTGAAAATAGCGAAAATTTAATTATCTTTCCTGGAGCAGGTTTAGAAATTCTAAAGCCTGCATTAAAGTCTTCTAGATAAACTAGATCACTTAATCTCATCCAATATAGACTCCTAAGCTGCATATCTCTCAAGTCTTTAATTTTGATAGGAATATCGCCTTCGCCTAGTCCCCAATATCTTTTATTAGGATTGCTTTGTAATGGATCAGTATATGCAACATATGAATCAGTATCTTCATCATAAATATCAACATCATATAAATTTTGGCCCATACCATACCTATTTTTATAGAAAGAGTTCCAGTCTAGCAGGTTTTTGTAGATATTTACTTTATTAGATATTTCTTCAAAATCTAAAACGTTTACTCTAGGAAAATATAGAGGATTTGCACCAAAGTCTTGCAGCTGAATGTTTGATAGGTTGCTAATTCTATAATCGAATTTATCTTCTAGTCTAGTAAAACCTACTATCTCAGGAGTAAGTGTCTCAGAGACCATAATTAACTTTGAAAATACACTGATATTTCCACAAAAATCGTATAGTTCTATAGTTATTCGATATTCGCCGTTTGAGGGTAAAAAATGAGGAAGTGTATGTAAGTCAACGACTTTACCTCGATATTCAAAATTATATGGATTGGGTGCATTTTTTGTGATCTTCCAATTAATTTCATAAAAGTTTCTATAATCAATGTTTTCAAGAGTCCAATATGGATCAATCCCTGCGTAAGTTGAACTAAGATCGCTTAACTTAACCCCTCTAAGATCAAAAACAGTAAACTTAGCTAGCCCTAAAGATAGCACAATAGGCGCACCTATTTTTTTCTCAGGGTCATCTCCATACTCCCAACTTAATCTATGATTAAGGTCAGGGTATCGTTGATCCCTAATTTCAGTATAGAAGCTTTTTATGTAATCTGATATACCTGGAATCTGGTCTCTGGTCCACCTTTGAGAATTTTCATATGGATCTTGACTAGAATCATTTAGTCTTACTACTCCAAAGTCTATACCTGAAGCTAGTTTCTTTCTATACAGAGGAGAAAGGTCTCTAATAAGTAGGTTTGAACTCTTTATATCGGGATACATTAAAACTTGTGCTGACTCATTAAGAGAGTAGTCATAAATTATAGTGGAATCTGTCCAGTAGTTGATAGTTATCTTTTGAAAATATAGAAACTCACCAATTATGTCTTTTATTTTAACATTTATAGGTAAAAATTCATTTTTTAGCTTCTTATTTAACGCATTAAGCTTGTAGAATACTTCGTTTACTGTAAAGTTAGTTGTTTCTTCAGTTAGAGGTATCCCATCATCGTCGTATTCACCAGTCTCTCTAGTGAATTCATAAACTAGTGCTAAAAATTCAGTCTTTTTAAACTGTCGACCTGCTTTTATTGAGCTATTTGAGTCAACTAGGTCTAGTGTATCTATTTTTCCATCATCTAGGTAGTCAGTGATGTCGACCAGGTTCAAAGTATTAAAATAAGAGGAGTTAGTATTGACATTTTGCCAATATTCCTTCACTTTAAGTACGTCTTTGTAACCTAAAATGTTAACAAAGTTGATTAGTCCTTTGTATGTACCAACATAGGGATAAATTTCTTCACGATTTACTAAAAGTTCCTTGCGAATTTGATTTAATGACTCTAAATTTGGATTTGCTTCCTTAATATCGTAATCTTTAAGGATATTTGCGTCCTCTCTTAAAAATTTTATTCCAAAGTTTTGCAACCACACATTAAAACGCTCTTCTTCATCCTCGCCTTCACCATAGAAGCCTATTTTTGCGATTAGTGTGCTATTATAGTGAATTAATAGCGTTCTTTCATAAACCTGCTCATTACTTGGGTTAAATGCAACATTTACTTGCATTGGAAATCTATAATCTAATGGTAAATTTGAATTAGTGTTGAAATCTGAATGAGAAATTGTTTTATATTGAATTGTTGATATAAAATTTTCATTTAAGGTGATATCTTCAACTACATCATATAAAAACAGCTCTGTTTTGTTTATGTCTTCCTCCCAACTAAATTTAAAAAAAGAATTAGCAGCTATTGTTGGAAACTTATAGTTATTACCTACTTTTTCAAGTAAAAAAAGGTTTTGATTATCAAAAACGCTTATTGATACCTGTGTAAAGTAAATAGTTCCAACCCAAGCTGATAGATCGCTATCAAACTCTAAGTTAAGGTTGTTTCCAAGCTTATCAAAAAACTGTAAGTTTTGAACATTCATTTTAATTCTATTTTATCTAGATTATTTATCCAGTAATACGAGTTATATGCTGTATACTGAATTTTCGCCATTCATGTTTAGTGATATAAATTCTAAAGTATCTTCAGGATCAAGACCTGTCTTCTTATGAATCTTTTTCCATTCTTTAGCGTATCCGTTTTTACATACCTGTGTAAAATATGAAAAAGCATTAGGTATAGCACTTCGAGTCTCGTCAAAGCTCTTCCAATACTTTAAACAGTCAATAATTGCAGATTGAATACAGTCTTCTCTATCACGATAATCCCTGAAATAGAGTCTATCTACTGCTCTATTCGCTAGACTAATAAAACAGTTTATTGAATATTTTGAGAGCTCTCCAGTTTTCTTACACTCAATAATGTCTTGAGTAAACTCCTTGTTGTTAATGTAGTGTACGTCACCTTTCTTTTTTCTAGCCATTTTCTTTTTAAATTATTTTGATGACTGATATATCTTAACTACGCCTAGATAAGAGTCTATCATGTCAATTATTGGTGAAGTTATTTTATCACCCTTTATTATCCACTTTTGTGAATTAACTGCTTTAAATAAATCAGAATCTTTTACAGACTCAAGTATTGGATCTACTTTAAATTTTTCAAATATGTCTAGCTTTCCAGCATTACCTTTAGCTCCTATTGCATTTTTAAGTTCACTAGGACTGAACACAAAGAGTCTTTCATGTTGATTATTCAACACTTCTTCAATTAGTTTTATTTTTAGTATACCAGTAGATTGTGAGATATCAACTAGAGAATTTCCTTTTGATCCATACGAAATTCCTTCTATTGCACAGATTATATTATCATCGTCTGTTTTTTCTAAGATTTCCTTAATTATAAGATCTATTAGCTCTTGATAATTAATTAATTTGGTTCTTTCAGTCAGATGATATTCTGCTTCAGTTTTTCTTTTACTACTAGTGTAAGATATTGATAGATTGGGATAGAGTTCTACTAAACAGTCTAGGTTTTCCCTCTCTTTTTTTGTGATTCTAGTGTTGACTATTGATATCCACTTAAATTCTTTAAAATCTTTCGATATACAGATTCCTGGATAAAGTATAGAGAAGTCAATACTGACTATAGTCATTCATCAATTGATGTTTTTAGATAAGTTCTTGTACTAAGTATTTTTGGAAAAGTTTTATACCTAAAATATATTTATTCAAAACCACTGAGCTTTTTTCCAGTATAATGGGATGGCGGGCGGGTATACACTAGTAGTACTATAATAGTAAATAGATACTATAGTCTTTATTTTAATAATTACTATATAGATACTTTAGTAGCTACTCGCGCACGGAGCCCCATCGATTTTTAATTTTACATAATTATTAGTACTATAGCAATATGAGTGTACGACTAGGATATTGCTGTATTAATCTTTCTCTCAAGGACGAGGGAATAACAACCAATCGAGGAATGATAAAAAAAACTTGGCAAGAAAAAGGAATTGCCTATGCAAGTCAACTTGCCTTAGCCAACCTACGTGATCTATTAAAGATACTGGAGTGGAATAAACAAAACGATATTCGGGTATATCGCATGTCGTCTGATCTCTTTCCTTGGATGAGTGAGTACCTAATCAGTGACCTACCTGATTTTTATGAGATAGCTGCAGTGGCCGCAAAGGTTGGAAAATACGTAGATGAGAATGATATGCGTATATCTTTTCATCCTGGTCAATTCGATGTCTTGGCTTCACCAACCGCTAGCATTGTTGAAAAGACAATATACGATCTAGATCAGCACTCAAATATTATGAATCTCATGGGTCTTCCTAGGGATTATCGTTCTCCTATCAACATTCATATCGGTGGTTCATATGGTGATAAGGAATCTGCACTCGCTAAGTTTTGCGAAAACTTCTCTCGTCTTTCCCCCCACACGCAAGCGAGACTTGTTGTGGAAAACGATGATAAGGCATCGCAGTTTTCAGTCAAAGATCTCTATTATGGAGTCTATCGAGTAGTCGGCTGTCCTGTTACGTTTGATCACCTACATCACCGGTTTTGTACAGGGGATCTTACTGCAAGCGAGGCAGCTCACCTAGCCGCTTCTACTTGGCAGGGTTTTACTCCTCTACAACACTATTCAAGCTCAAAGGCTCTTTATGAAGATTCATCAGTCATCAATCGTTCACATTCTGATTATATCTATGAAAAGATTCCAAGCTATGGTCTAACTGTCGATATTGAAATCGAAGCCAAAGCTAAAGATCTATCCATTCTTCGCTATCTAGAAAGCACTGATCTGCTTGATGCACCCATTCCATTCTCTTTTGAGGAAACTGAAAATCTAAATCTAGTATAAAAATAATATGTATAGCCAATCCGAACTAACAAAAGCAGTATTCTTTGATCTTGAAACTGCTGCAGAATATGAATCACTAGACTTGCTGCTTCTTGCAAACAAGAAGAAAGCTGAACTCTGGTCTAAAAGATGCGATTACTTACGATTGCGTTTTGAAGAAAACAAATACTTAACTGACGAAGAGCTCTACGTAGAAAAGGCTGCACTTACCCCTGAATTTGCTAGAATTGTCTGTGCTACTTTTGCAAGACTTAGTTGGACAGAAGACGGACCCTCTTTGATAGTTAAGAGCTATTCTAGTGATTCGGAAATAGAAGTACTAGAAGGAATTCACAAAGTCTTTGAAAAGTTCTTTAACTTAAAGTTTGTCGGACATAACATTAAGAGATTTGACGTACCTATGATGTGTAAAAGACTCTTAATTAATGGTTATTCTTTACCTAAAGGCCTACTAATCCACAACCTTAAACCTTGGGAGATGCCGTTTATCGATACCTCTGAAGTTTGGAGTTTCGGTGCATGGCAAGAAGGATTTACTTCACTTGATCTATTAGCAACATCAATTGGTCTAGACTCTCCAAAAGAAGAAATTCAAGGGTCAGAAGTCAATTCTTACTTTTGGAAAGGTGAAATAGAAAAGATCACCAAGTATTGTGAACGTGATGTCATGACTACTACTAATATTTTATTAAAACTTTCTGGACTTTCCATAGTAAAAGATTATGCATATCAAGCATAACAACTATTGGAATCAAATCTTAACTATTTTCTAGATCCTAACTTCGTCTTCAACGAAGAATTACATACGTATACTTATCTTGATAATTCTACAGGTAAGCCTATACAGACGTTTAGATCAGTTACTAATTTCCTATCTCAATTTAAAAAAGAGTTTAATTCTGAATTCATTGCAAAGCAAGTAGCTAAAAAGAAAGGGGTTCATCATTTAGATGTTTTAAGAGAGTGGAAACAGATTAGCGATATTGCTTTGAATCTAGGTACTCGAGTTCATAAGTGGATCGAAGATTACTATAACGGACTAGACCCACAACTTCCAGTTAACGACGACGTGTTTCTAGATAGAGTCCTAAAGTTTAAGGAAATACACGAGAATACGCTTCATAAATTTACTCCAGTACACCAGGAATTTAGAGTTTTTTCTAAAAAGTGGGGCATAGCTGGTACAATTGACTCCATTAACAAGTTAAACGATAAGTATTATATCGGTGACTGGAAGACAAATAAGAAATTTACATCTGATTTAGATTCAGAAGGTCGTCGCCAGAAACTTCTCTATCCATTTGAAGACATGTGGGATAACTCAATAAATGGATATTCAATACAATTAAGTTTATATCGACTTCTTCTTCAAGAAGAAGCTGGTTTTATAACAAATGGTGGTTTTTTAGTTTGGATAGGACCTTCTTTAAAACCTGAGATGCACAAGATAGTAGATCTAAGAGATAGACTATATGAATTTTTACAAAAAAACAACAATAAATTATGAGTAACAACCCTAGAGACATTAAATTCGGTTCAGAATCAAGACTAGCTCTTAAACGAGGAGTCGATGCATTAGCTAATTCAGTAAAAGTTACCCTTGGACCAAAGGGTAGAAACGTAGTCCTTGGTAGAAAAGGACAGTATGCTATCACTAAAGACGGTGTTAGTGTTGCACGAGAAGTATTCTTAAGAGACCCAGTAGAAAACTTAGGTGCTCAAATGGTTAAACAAGTAGCTTCAAACGTTGCTAGTGAAGCCGGTGATGGTACTACTACTGCAACTGTTCTTGCACAAGCTATTTTAACTAGCGGTATTAAACTAATCGAGACCGGCTATGATCCTATGGAACTTAAAAGAGGAATCGATAAAGCAGCAGAGTATATTAAAGCTCGCTTATTAGAAATGGCAGTAAAAGTTGATAACATTGAACAGATCAGAAATGTTGCAACTATCTCAGCAAACGGTGATTCAACTATTGGAAATATTATTGCTGATGCACTAGAAGCAGTTGGATTCGATGGAATAGTTACTGTAGAGGACAGTAAAACACATGAAACTGTTATGGAATTAGTTGAAGGTATGCAATTTAATAGTGGATACATGTCTCCATACTTTATCAATCATAACACTAAAATGGAAGTACAATACACTAATCCATATATTTTAGTTTATAATGGAAAGATAAAAAGCTTAAAGGGACTAGTGACAATATTAGACTGGACATCAGCTAAAAAGGCACCGCTTTTTATTATTGCAGACTCAATAGAAGGAGACGCAATAAACACACTAGTTCTCAATCGAATTAATGGAGTACTAGATGTAGCTGCAGTACGTTCGCCTGGATTTGGAGAAAATAAAAAAGATCAACTTAAAGACATCGCAGCTTTAGTTGGAGCTACTTTTCTTTCTGAAGATGCTGGCCATGATCTTTCTAATGTTAACCCAAGCTCAATTAGCGGACTTTTAGGTACTTGTGAAAACTTAACAGTCACAGCAAACAGTACAACAATAGTAAACGGTAAGGGCGATGAGATTCTTATTAACGAAAGAATTAAAGAAATGGAATCTCAAATACAATATTCAGAAAATGAATCAGAGAAACTAATTATAAAAGAGCGTCTTGCTAAGTTAACTGGCGGAGTTGCTGTCCTAAAAATAGGATCATATAGTGAGATGGAACATAAAGAGAAGAAGGACAGATTAGATGATGCACTAAGTGCAACTCGTTCTGCTATCGAAGAGGGAATCTTACCAGGAGGAGGAGTTTCATTACTATATGCTAGTGTATCTCTAGAAAAATTATTAGGAACAGACGTTCTTAACTTTGAGAGTGAAGACGAACTGTTTGGTGCTAAAATACTAATTCAAGCTTGCGAGTCACCATTTGCAACAATTCTATCGAATGCTGGAAGCTCGTTTGAATTAATTAAAAGCAACCTAATTGATGAGAATAAAGAACCTAAAGTTAACTCAACATATGGTTACGATGCCAAAAAAGGAGCATACGTTGATATGTTAAGTTTTGGAATCATTGACCCAGCTAAAGTTACTAGATCTGCTCTTGAGAACGCAGTATCTATCGTAGGTTTAATGCTAACTACTGAATGTACTTTAATGGAAGAGTATTCAAAAGAAAACAACGAAAACTGATATTTAACTAAAACTTAAGTTAAATATTAATGTATAAAATTTAAAATACAATAAGATGATAGAACAAGCAATTGAGTTGGAACACGACGTGTTTAAAAACACTGGTAAGTACAATACTAGCATAAAATTAAATGATGATGATCTTAAAAAAGGTGTTAAAATATACTGTCAAGAATCTTATGCTCAAGAGCTATATGATGCTATGCGTAACTATCAAAAAAACGGAGACGCTTCAGCTAAAGATTTAGTTACTGATTCAATTTATCGAGTTTCTGCTAAGCAGATTTCCAATAAAGATAGTATTATCTATGCAGAAGATATAAATTCAGGCACAACAGTTCTTATCCCATTTAGGGAATACTCAGGATCAGTTGAAGAGCTAGTCAAAAGTGAAGATCCTAGCTTTTATGTTTCGCTATATAAAACAAATGCACACGGTGAAAACTTTGGTTCTGAGAAAAAAGCACTTGCAGTTTCTTATAAGTATGACTTATTTGATCATCTTAAAAACAATACATGGTTTGAAGTAACTATTATTAAATTAATAAAAGGTGGATACCTTGCCCTATACAATAACGAAGTTGAATGCTTTATCCCAGGCTCTCATGCTGCAGCAAATGTTGTCTATAACTTTAATGACATGTTAGGTAAAACTTTATTTGTTATGGTAGATAATTATGATCAATCAAACGATTTATTTATTCTTTCTCATAAGAAATACATCACAAGCTCAATGCCTATTATGATTGAGAACTTACACTTCAATATTCCATATTCTGGAATCTTAACCAGTAAGCCTTATGATTTTGGAATCTTTGTTGAAATAGACGAATACTTCACAGGACTAGTTCATAGTTCTGAATTTAGTGATTATGGAAAAATAAAATCATCCTTTAAAACCGGTGATAAATTAGACGTGTATATTAAAGACATAACATCTAAAAAAGGTCAGTATAGAATTGTATTTACGCTTTCTCCTGAAAACACTAACTCTGAAAAATTAGCTTGGCAAAAATTAAGAGATAGAACTGAAAATAGAAGTTTTGTGTATACTGTTGATTCTAAGAACAATTCTATATCAATAGAGGTAGACGGTGAAAATTTTGAAGTTACATTGAAGCGTACAGATCTTGAAAAGAACATCAATCTTTATCCTTATGTTAAGGTTTCAAAAGTTGATCCAATCAGCAAGAACCTAAAATTTGAGTTTACCGAAGAGTTTGTTCAGTAATTTTTAAACTTGCGACCATCTACAATTTAGCTCAAATAAATAACTTAGAATTTAATTCAGTTATCAATCTAACGATTAATTCTTATAAAAAAATATAACAATTAGCATAACTAATAGTAAAGCTGTGCTGTCTAAAAAAATAATAACTATGTCATCAAAAATTTTCCAAGAAAGAATTGAGTATAAGCCTTTTGAATACCCAGTATACTATACTGAAGGCTGGTTAAAACAAGCACAAGCTTTTTGGTTACATACGGAGATCTCTATGCAAGGAGATGTTAAGGACTGGCATGAAAAATTAACACTAGCTGAAAAAAACCTAGTTGGGAATATTTTATTGGGTTTTGCTCAAACTGAATGTGCAGTCTCAGATTACTGGACGGGTCTAGTTACTAAGTGGTTTCCTAAACATGAAATAAGACAAATGGCAATGATGTTTGGTTCACAAGAAACAATCCATGCAACTGCATACTCATATCTTAACGAGACCCTAGGCCTTGAAGATTTCAAAGCTTTCTTACATGAGCCTACTATTGCTGAAAAATTTGAATTCCTAGTAAAAACAACTAACGATTATACCCATGAAGATCTTGCAAAGTCAACTGAGGCACGTAAGGACGTTGCACGATCACTAGCTATATTTTCCGCATTTGCTGAGGGTGTATCCCTCTATTCATCATTTGCAGTTCTTTATTCTTTTCAAATGAGAAACTTACTTAAAGGCGTAGGTCAACAGATGAAATGGTCAGTTCGAGACGAATCTTTACACTCAAAGATGGGTTGCCAACTCTTTAGACACATGTGCGAAGATTTTCCAGAACTAGGAAGTAGTGTTAGAGTTCAAGTAGAAGAAGCAGCTGCGTTAATCGTGGAAATGGAACTTAAATTCATTGATAAAATGTTTGAAATGGGAGACCTTGAAAACCTAACAGCCACTGATTTAAAGGAGTTTATCAAGAAGAGAGCAAATGAGAAGCTTGTAGAATTAGGATATGAATCAATATTCGATTATGATGAGGCTGCTGCATCTAACTTAGACTGGTTTTATCATCTTACTGGTGGACACACACATACTGATTTCTTTGCAATTAGATCTACTGACTATGCAAAGGCAGGAGAAAACGAAAACTGGGACGAGGACTCATTATTTAGTTAAAATCAAATTAAAGAAAATAAAATGGAAGACACAGAGATTAATCAAGGAGAACATTTAGGATGGGAAATAGGTGTACACTTCCCAGTTTGGGCAAATACTGAAGTTTACGTCAAAACCGTTTCTAGAGGATACTTACTTGAAGGTGAGACTCCAAAGGACGCTTATTGGCGAGTTGCTACTACTGTAGCTAAGCGACTTAAAAAACCAGAATTAGCTTCAAAGTTTTTTGATTATATGTGGAAAGGTTGGTTAAACTTAGCAACACCTGTTTTCTCAAACACCGGCACTGAGCGCGGTCTACCTATTTCATGTTTTGGAATAGACGTGGCTGACTCAATAGTAGATATAGGTAGTAAGAATCTAGAAATGATGCTTCTTGCTAAACATGGCGGAGGAGTAGGAATAGGAGTAAATCAAATCAGACCCGCAGGTACAGTAATTTCACAAAATGGAACATCAGATGGAGTAGTTCCATTCTGCAAGATATATGATTCAGCTGTTCTTGCTACAAATCAAGGCTCAGTCAGAAGAGGAGCTGCATCAGTTAATATTGATATTGAACATGGAGACTTTTGGGACTGGTTAGAGATCAGAGAGCCACGAGGAGATATGAATCGTCAGTGCTTAAGCCTTCACCAATGTGTCGTAGTTTCTGACGATTTCATGAATAGATTGGATCAAGGTGACAAAGAAGCCCGAAGACGCTGGACAGCAGTCCTTAAGAAAAGAAAGTCTACTGGAGAACCATATATCATGTATAAAGGTAACATCAACCGCCAGAATCCAGAAGCATATAAGAAGAATGGACTTAAGGTGTATATGACAAATATCTGCAGTGAAATAACTCTACATACTGATGAAAATCACTCATTTGTCTGTTGCCTTTCCTCCTTAAACCTTGCAAGATATGAGGAGTGGAAAGATTCTGACCTGATTTACACAGCTACTTGGTTTTTAGATGGAGTTCTTGATGAGTTTATTCAAAGAGCAAAATACATGAGAGGATTTGATAATGCAGTCAGATCTGCTCAAAAAGGTAGAGCACTAGGCTTAGGAGTCTTGGGCTGGCATACTTATCTACAAAACAAAAATATCCCATTTGATTCATTAACTGCCCAGTTTGAGACAAGAAAGATATTTTCGCAATTAAAAATTGAGAGTGAACAAGCGTCTAGAGATATGGCAAGAGAATTAGGAGAGCCTTTATGGTGCGCTGGTACAGGAATGAGAAACACTCATTTAAGAGCAATTGCACCAACTGTTTCAAATTCAAAGCTTGCAGGTAATGTTTCTGCTGGTATTGAACCGTGGGCAGCAAACGTTTTTACCGAACAGACTGCTAAAGGAACTTTTATTCGTAAGAACCCTACTCTAGAAAAGGTTTTAGATAAAATTGGATATAACACTGATGATACTTGGAACCAGATATTACAAGATGGAGGCTCTGTTCAAGGACTAGACTGCTTAGATAACTATTGGGTTAAACTTGGAGAAACATCAAATCCAATAACTTCTTCTAAACGAGCAAAGCTTACTCTTATTGAACAAGATAATTATATTCAACTTAAAAACGTATATCTTACCTTTAAGGAGATCAATCAACTTGAATTAGTGAGACAGGCTGGAATCAGACAGCAATATATTGATCAGGCAGTTTCCTTAAACTTAGCTTTTCCAACTGAAGCTGAGCCTAAATTTATTAATCAAGTTCATCTCGAAGCATATAACTTAGGAGTTAAGACACTATACTACATGAGAACAGAATCAGTACTTAGAGGAGACATTGCTGCTCGTGCTACCATTGACTGCTTATCTTGCGACGGGTAGTCGCTCAGCTAATACATCACGCGAATATTTAAGATGGCTTCCTAAATAGAGTATATTCTATATCTCTTTTAGATAAATAATAAAAACCGTTTGCCATGCTTCCTAGTTTTAGCGAATTTATATTTGAAAATAGAGATCCAGAATTTGTTAAACAAATGGATAAGGAATTCGATAGGTTGAAAGACGATGATGAGTTCTTATATAGAGGAATCAGATATAAAACCATAGAAAAAAACGATAGTGTAGTAATAGGTCTTATGGTAAATTCTAAATACGAAGAAGCTAAACCTAAAATGATCAATCGCAACATGTTTAAAAATTACGGCAATTTTGCTAGCAAGAAATGAAGTATTTAAAGACATATACCCGATATTTAGTAGAACAAGAAATTCCAGCTATGCCTGGAGATCCAGGTGCTCCAGGTGCTACTCCTGCTCCAGCTAAGAGATACTTATTTACCTTTATTGGAGACAGTAGTGATGAAGGAGTACGTCGTAGAAAATACCCAGACGGAAGCGTAGTTATTGAGTATAATACTTTTTCTACTACCGAAGTTGACTTAGATACTTGGGTAAAATCAAATGTTACTTCTACCGACAAACAAAAACACACTGACCCAGATCTTGAAATAAAGAAAAAAAACCTAATAAACATAATAAAAGGCAGTCGTTCAAATATCTCTGATTCAGACATGACTTTTATAGAAAAATTAAAAAATGCAGTAACTACTGATGTTTTTGGAAAGAAAGATACTCCAATAGAGGTAGTATTTACACAAGACGGTGAACCTACTACTAATGCAATCAATGTTACTTTTGTTAGGTTCAAAAAATGAAAGCGATGTCATTCATAGAGTTCATTAATGAAAGCGAAGACGCTGAACTTCAGTTTATTAAGTCAACTGCTCATCAGTTAATAGATAAGATACGTGATTCTAAAAAGTCTAAAAGTAGAGAATACACAGTCTTTAGCGGAATGGAGTTTACCAAACCTTTTATTTTTGATCTAATTCTTTATGTTAGACGAGATACTGACTCTAATCCTAAACACGACTCACACTTTAATAGTCTTCCTTGGGAAGAACTAAATTTTGAAGAAAACGGTTATATGTTAGATGCTAAAATGAAGCTGAACCATACAAATATGTTGGTACCTAAAATAGAAATTCATATAATCATCAATCCTAACACTGAACCTATATGCTATTCTAAACTTTACTATAAATTAATTGATGCACTTGCTCATGAGACCAATCATTTAGACCAGACTGGTATAAACAGAGACCATTCTAATGTTCATGTTTCTACTGAACATGAGAGAAAAGCTTCTAAAAAAAGCAGCAAATATTTTATTCTACCTGAAGAGATAGAGTCTAATGTCGTAGGGATGTATACTCGTTCACAAGAAGAAGACAGACCATTAGATGAATTGTTTTACGATTACTTAGAGCCGTTTCTTAAGTCTGACTATATAAGTAGAGCTGAATTTAATAAAACGATGGTTTCTTGGGTAAAAAAAGCAATCGAGCTTTATCCAAATGCAAAATTTTCATCAAACGTTGATAATATAATCAATTCTATTTAAAACTATCTTCTTTATCATAGTAAGATATATTAAAAATAAAGTATTATGAATGATTTTGAAAAATTAAAAGCTGATATTATCAACGCACAAACAACAATCTTTTCACCAATTCTTGAGATCATCGAATCCGCTGAGGAAGATGCTCAAAAGTTTTACGTAAAAGGTGTTAGAAGCGCAGGTAATCGACTTAAGAAAAAAATGCAAGATGTTCGCAAAGCGATCAAGCATCCAGCAATTAAGTCTGAAATGACTAAGATTCAAGAAGGAGCTAAAAGCTTACGTCAACAACTAGTAGACTCAACCAAGACACCTGCTTAATCTAATTTTTTTATTTTAGTAAAAATGCCTCTTTTGAGGCATTTTTTGTATGTTATGTAAAACTATTAACTTAAACTAAGTATAATTATAAAAATAAACATAAAAAAAATTACTATGACAGATTTCTTTGATTTACCAGAAGATACTTTTTCTAAGCAAAAAGCATCCTCGAACAGTAGAAAAGTAGACGAAAAAGTTTATGACCCAGACCCGAACGCACACAACGGTTCGTATAAGTCAGTTTTCAGATTCGTGCCTTACTTATTAGACAAAACTAAAAGCAAGTACACAAAGTACTCCGCTAAATTTTGGAACCCACTAACTAAAGAGTCAGTGATTATTGATTGTCCATCAAATGTTAGCCAACCTTCGATCCTATGGACTCTTGAATCAGTTTTAAGATCACTAAGAAAAGAAGAACCCGATTTAATTAAAGACATTGATTCTCGTTTTTCTAGATGGTACACTCACCATTCTATTGTTTACATTAAAAAAGATCCACAACGACCTGAACTTGAAGGTCATCTTAAAATATTCAAATTTAGAAATCAAATTGATATGCTAATTGATCAAGCAGTTAATCCTGAAGAAGTCGATGGAATGTCACTATCTAAAAAAGTAAATCCATATCACCTATTGGAAGGTAAAGACTTCTTTTGTGTTGTTGGTAAAAAGACTAAAGAATTTAGAGATTGGAGTAAGTGCAAGTTCATGGACGAAATAACTCCATTAGTTTTTAAAATAGGAGATAAGCAAGTAGTTGTTGAGAATAACGAAAAATCAGTTAAATTAGTCACTGAGTTTTTAACAAAACACAGCCCAACCCTAGATGAATATTATCACCAAGAATGGAAAGAAGAAGACTTTAATAGAGTAGCTGAAGCTCTTGTTGCAGCTATTCCACAAAGGGAGATCCTTAATATGGTTCTAGAAAGAAGTAAAGACACTAAGATGAATGACTTAGTGAGAAGTAAATTATCTGGTAATACACACGTAAATACACCAGCTCCTTCTTCTAACCCAACCGCTGATTCTTCAGAGAAATTAGTTTTCTCTAGTGAACCTAAGCCTAGCTCGCAAACCTCAATCTTTGATAATGCTAGTGGTTCAGAAGATGACGAATACGACTCATTATTTAAAAATCTATAATCATGGAAGAGACAAATATAGAAATTGAAAAAACAGATCATGCTGCTCAACCTGAGCAGCATGATCCAAATAACATACTATTTGGAATAATCGGTTACAAAGATGACGCTGCTTATGAAAAATTTATTCATAACCTTACTCCAGATCAAGCAGTATATGTTTTAGTAGCGTCTGCTAATTTTGCACAAAAGAAAGGATCGTATGGTCTACTTGAGGCAGAGACATTAGCTGCTGCAATTAGGACATTGCGTAAAACTTCGTCAGACCAAGAGAAAAAATCAGAAGACTAAGATGAATCTAATAATAGACGGTAATGCATTTATTAATGTTGCAATCAGTGTGACTAAATCAGTCACGTTAAGAGACAAGTTAATAAGCGAAGTTTATTATGTTGAAGACTTATTAGAAGATGGATTTAAGTTAAAGGATAAAGTAAGAATCTCATTTAGAAACTTTTGTTTTACTTATCTTAATTCTTTAATATCAGCTACCTCTACTCCTCCAACCGAAGTTCATATAGTTTTTGATTCTAAAAGTTGGAGAAAAGAGTATACTAACAACTTCTTTAAGAGCTATGATTTTAAAACAACATCAGCTCCCCAAGAGTTTAAATACAAAGGGACTAGAAAATATGATGAGTTTCAATACTTATTCTTTGATTATTTTCAACAGGTTATAATGCCACACCTAGTTGATCAGTGTGGCATTAATCAATATAGATTTAAAGGAACTGAAGGAGACGATATAATTGCATACCTTTGTGAAGTAACAAATGAAGATGTGCTAATTTATTCAGTAGATCAAGACCTAAAACAATTGACTGGCATATCACACAAAAACGTTCTTTTAATTGTTCCTAAACAAATGGCAAAACACAAGAGGCTTTTTATCCCATCTCAACTAGTTCCACAGTCTGCTGAAACAGAGGAAGACAACTTCTTTTCTTTAAGCATGGACAATATTAGTGGATCAAGTATCGAAAAAGTAATAGCTAACCTTAAAAACAAGGATTATGTTGAGCATAAAGTAGACTTAATTGACGAAGTCTTAACTAAAGTTTTTTTAGGTGACAAGTCAGATAATATCCCAAGAATAACTAATCTTACTCCATCTAGGTCTCAAAAAGTTATTTTAAACCTATCAGAAAAGTTTGGAGACTCTATTATGTCTAGTTTAGACTCACTTAATACTGAGTTTATTAATGAAACTACAAATCAAATTCATTTAATAACCAAAGCAACAGACACAAATAAATTAGATGAAATCAGGGAACACTTAATTTTTAATATTAGACTAACTCGTCTTTCTACTCAAGTATTCCCAGATGAAATCAGGAACTCACTAGAAGAGTTCTTTGCTTCATACTCAACTACTACTTTTAATTATAAAGAATTTACAAATTTAAAAAATAAATTATCAACCATATGAAACCTCTATACGAAAGAATTTTAGTAAAACCTAGAGATAAAGAGACATCTACAACTCACGGAATCCTACTTCCTGAAAAAGCAGTTAAGAAGCCAAATGTTGGAACTATTGTTGCTTGTG